GCGTGAACGCCAACTGACCGCCCGCCTCAAGGACAGCACAATCGAGGACTGGCAGCAGGCGATGGACGCCCTGGAGCGCAGTGCTTTCTGTCGCGGCGACAACCCACGCGGCTGGCGAGCCGACTTCGACTTCCTGCTTCAACCCAAGTCATTCACCGGATTGCTGGAGGGTAAATACCAATGAACCGTCTGCAAAAGATCGTTCCCGTTATGCAGGTTCAGACCGATGTTCCGTGCCGCTGCGGCAAGGGGACTTCGCCGGCGTGGCGGCCTGAAATTCATTGGGTGAAGTGGAATGGCCGCTCTGAAATCGGATGGTGTGACTAAGCGCATGACCGACCGCGATCACCGCATCATGGAATACAAGGCTGGCCTGCGTTGGCTTATCCAGGAGAGGCATTCGATCAATGATCGGATCGAGGAATTACAGCGGATGCTTAGCGTTGTTTACGATGTGGAACTTGAGAGGGAGGGGTTGGGGAATGGCTAAGGGAAGAGGGCGACCGCGCAAGCCCGGAGCGCGAACCAAGGCGGGCAGGCTGGTGCAGGCCAAGGACTACGGCAACGACCGCTGTGTCGAGCGCCTGACCGCTTTCCGCCACGCCAACATTCTCGGCGGCAAGGCTGAGTGGATCGACATATTCGACGGCGTTGGGCAGCTCCACGCGATGGGGATGCTCGACGGTCATGGAATCGACGGCAAGCTGCTGCGTGAGGCTGGGCGCGATTATGTCGGGCTCTACAACGCTTACTTCATCGACCTGATGCCCAAGGGCTGCGACCTGGAGCGGGCTTACGGCGGACGATCCGGGTCGGGCAAGTCGGACCTAATCCCGCCGGCAACCAAGCGCGACCTTCGCTTTGCCATGATGGACGACCTGCTGCCGAGAGGATCGGAAGAGCGCTACTGGTGCCACAAGCTACTGCTCGACAACTTCGGGCTCGATACCGTTCTCCCGCTGGTGGATCGCTTGGTGAACTTCAAGTTCAACCAGTGGAAGCTGCCGTTGCCAGAAGGCGAGCGGGACATGCGGACAGCGGGAACGGACGACTTCCTGCTGCTCGGCTGTATCCTTCGCGGGCTATTCGCGCTGGCAGACGGGGCAATGCCAAATAGGTGGCAGAGGAAGGAGGCGGCATGATTAGCATTCTAGCATTGGCATTAGCGTTCTTCGCGATCGTGGGCGTTTACCGTATTAGGGCGGACGCGAGGGCAAGAGCCAAATCGGACTTCGAGGCCCTGCTGGCGTTGCTGGGGTGTGACAGCCCAACCCGTTAGCCAACAGGAGATGAGAGATGGAATGGCAGCCGATTGAGACAGCGCCGAAGGACGGGAGGCTTGTTGACGTGTGGACTGTTCGAGGTCGTGTCGCTGACGTCCATTGGGGCGTTGATACTGAAGGCAATCAGGCGGTTGGCTGGCTTAAGCCGTACAACCCTGACATCAATTCGCAACTAATGCGGGAAGGAGCACCCACCCACTGGATGCCTCTACCCGCCTCGCCAAAGGGAACCAAATAATAATTCCGAGCGTTGACCGCGTAGCCACTTGACGCGGGCAGCGAAGTATGTTACGGGTTTTAATTCTAGATTAGGCGAATTGCGCCAGCCTCCCAAAGTGTCGGCACTTATATACTTCACTTAGCACTTGCCAAAGACCGACTCCGAAGGGACTCAGAAGCCACTAACCTTTGAGGTTACGCCCGAGATGATCGAGGCGGGGGCGGTTGTAATTGACTTGTTTTATCCGGACGGAATTGACGAACTGACAGCTCGCAAGAGGGCTTTGGAGGTTTTCAGCGCTATGCTGAGTGCGTCCGCTCAACGGCCTCAACCCACATCTGCCTGACTAGCGTGTCCGCCAGCACCTCCCATTGGGTCAGTGCGCAGCCGACGCTAGTAAAAATCTCTTCCGCTGAATTGCTGCCGCTCGGCATCGTTCTAGGAATGTCGTAAGGATTGCTCATGACGGAGTCCGATCGAGAAGAAAACTACTCCGAAGCGGAGACGGAAAAGCGTGCGGCTGCGGCGCTGAAGCGGATGCTCCAAGCGCCGCACAAGCCGCACAAGGATAGCAAGAAGGGCCGTGGACGCGGCTGAGTGCCGGAGCGGCATAGCTCGGGAGAATGCGCTGCAATGGGCGCTGCAAACCGCTTCCTTTGGCGAGGACCCGATGGCGGTTCTTGCGCGTGCACAGCTTTACGAGGATTACATTCTCAGGGGCGGAAACTGCTTCCCGTGTTCGCAAGTTGTCACGCAGGGTCGTCCTTAACCGGGCGGCCCTTTTTCGTTTCGCGCTCCGGCGCGACGGTCAGCAAAGCCTCTCCAAGCCGACGCAATGATTGCAGAGCGGCAAGACGCGCAACCTGACCACCCATTCACACCGCGAAAGGTCAGGGATGACCGAGTATGAGCGAGTCGTCGAGGATGCCATTATCGTTCTACGGGATCGCGGCGCTCGCGTTGGCGGGGCCATTAGTCCTGGCGCTGCTGAAACTGAAATACGGCAACGACTGCTCTGGCAGTTACCAACCCCGCGCCACGACGGAGGCTACAGTGTCCGAAATGGTGTTCTCTAACCTTGAAGCAGAGGCGAGAGGCCAGCGGGCGATGGCGCTTATGTGCGCGTCGGTATGCTGGAGGGGCGACCCAACGGACACCGAGGGCCTGCTGAGCGTGGCCGACGAGTTCCTGCAATACATTCAGGGCGACAACGCGGTGATGCCAAGGCCCGACGCTCAGGTTCGCGGGCAGATGCCGAAAGCGGGAAAGCGATGAGCGCGAACGAAGGCATGGGCGGATGACCCTCAAGCTGGTTCACTCTGCCGACACGGTGGCGATCGAACTAGCTGCAACCTTGCGCGAACAGGTCACTCAGATGGCCGCAGAGGTCAGTGACGACACGACCTTGGTTGTTTCGCTGCTTGTCCACTCTGACGGCATTTCGATCCGCGCAATGGGCGAGGACATTTCAGCTTACGAGCTGATGGGCCTGTTCGGGGCTGCAAAGCTTCGCGTGTTCGCAGATGATGTGATTGAGGATTAGCATGGCCACTGAATCAACAGAGCCGAAACACAGAAACCTCATTCCGTTTCAGCCTGGTCAGTCGGGCAATCCTGCCGGCAGACCGAAAGGCGCTCGCAACAAGCTGGCTGAAGCCTTCCTGGTTGATGTGCTGAGCGAGTGGGAAAGCCACGGCGCTGTGGCGATTAGCGACATGCGGGAAAAGAACCCCGGCGACTTCTGCAAGATGGTCGCTTCGCTTTGCCCCAAGGAAATGACGCTCAACCTTAACGACAACCTCAGCGAGCTAACTGATGACGAACTGCTTGGACAGCTCCGCAGTCTCGCTGCCCTCGCTGCTACAGCAGTTGGACAGCTTAACACAGGAGGTGAAGCGTCGATCGTCGCGGAAGTCACTCCTCAGCTTCACTGAATACACCAACCCACAATATCAGGTCGCCAACCACCACCGGCTTATTGCCGAGAAGCTGGAAGCCGTTGAACGGGGTGAACTCGACCGGCTGATGATCTTCATGCCGCCGCGGCATGGTAAATCAGAGTTGGCGTCGAAGCGGTTTCCGGCGTGGTGCTTGGGCAAGAGCCCAAGGCGTCAGATCATCGCCGCTTCATACAATAGCGACCTTGCCAACGACTTTGGCCGCAACGTCCGCAACATCGTGGACGAGCCAGAGTTCAGGCAAGTGTTTCCCGATGTAAGTCTGGCGACTGACAGTCACGCTGCCAACCGCATGAACACCAACCACGGAGGCGCTTATGTCGCGGCAGGTGTTGGCACGGCGGTTACTGGCCGAGGCGCACATATTGCCCTCATCGATGATCCCTTCAAGGATCGTGAGGAAGCCGACTCTGAGCGTCGGCGTGAACTCGTCTGGGACTGGTATCGATCTACGCTCTTCACCCGGCTTATGCCTGGTGGGGCAATCGTCCTCATCCAAACCCGTTGGCACGAAGATGACCTTGCGGGACGACTACTCGAAAGCGAGAGCGACTGGGACGTTCTTGACCTTCCCGCAATCAGCGATGACGGTAAGGCTCTCTGGCCCGAATGGTATGACGTTCCAGCACTAGAGCGGATCAAGGCCACAGTCGGAGCGCGTGAATGGTCGGCGCTGTATCAGCAGAAGCCGCAGCCTGACGAAGGCACGTTCTTCCAGCGCGGAGGGCTCAAGGAATGGAACAAGAAGCCCGCTGACCTGAACATTTACGGGACGAGCGATTACGCGGTCACTGACGGCGGCGGCGACTACACGGTTCACAGGGTTTGGGGCGTTGATGCGGATAGCTCACTCTACCGCTTGGGCGGTTGGCGCGGACAGACTGCGGCGGATGAGTGGATCGATCGCAAGCTAGACCTTATCAAGCAGTTCCGCCCGTTGTGCTGGTTTGGCGAGGCTGGCGTAATTCAGAAGGCCGTTGAGCCGATGCTCAAGCGCCGGATGATCGACCGCGACATCTTCTGCCGGCTCGAATGGATGCCGAGTATTCACGACAAGCCAACAAGGGCTCGCGGATTTCAGGCGCGGGCAGCAATGGGCAAGGTGTTCTTCGAGCCTGGTGCAGATGTGGCCGAGTTCCTGTCGTTTCCGGCGGGCAAGTATGACGACGAAGTGGACGTAGCCAGCCTGATCGGGCGGGCTTTGGACATGGCGCATCCGGCAGTCGTCCGAACTGCGGTGAAGCCGAACAACCCGTCAGACCTCAACAGGTGGCGGACCAAGCGCTCCGGCGAAAGCTACAAGACAATCTAAGGGGAAATCATGGCAACCGTGAATAGCACGACGACCAGCACGAGCCTGCTGTCGTCGAACTCGCAGCGCAGGGGCGCGGTCATCACTAACACCGATGCCAACCCGCTTTATATCCTGATGGGCACGGGCACCGCGTCATCGTCGAACAACCACTATGTCCTGAACACCGGCGACACGCTTGAGCTTCCGCATGGCTTCACGGGCGATGTGCAGGGCAAGTGGTCTGCCGCTGGTTCCGGTGCCGCAGTCTCGGTGGAGTTCTAAGGGTGGCTGTCACCCGCGCTCCAACGAGCCGCATCCTCGCCCAGTCGGCGGTCGCTGTCCCGCTCACCGGGACGACCTCTGAAACCACGCTGGCAACGATCACGATCCCCGCCGCCGCAATGGGTGCAAATGGCCGCGTCGTTGTCAAAATGCTCGCGGGGGCCGTAGCCAACACTAGCACCTCCACACTGAAAGCCAAGTTTGGCGGCACGACCTATCAGGCGCTTACAATCGCCGCGAACTCCGGTCAGCCGACTGAGCTGGTGATCGGTAACCGGGGCGTTACCAATTCACAGATCGGCAATAGCAGCACCGGGTTTGTAGCGGCCAGCGCCGTTGTGACTTCGGCTGTCGATACTACGGCATCGGTGGACATTGTGATTACCGGCCAGCTCATCACTGCCGGGGACACGCTCCGGATCGAATCCTACCAAGTCATTCTCTACCCGAAGGCATAACTGAATGGCCGAAGAGCTGAGGCTCGATCAGTATCGGAAGATGTTCGCGGAAGCCCGCGACCTATTGGCCGACAACCGCCGCGAGCAGCAGATCGATGACGACTATTACAACGGCTACCAGCTAACGCGTGACGAGCTTGGCATCCTTCAGGATCGCAAGCAGCCAACGGGCATTTTCAACCGCTACCGCAAATCGATCAATGGCACGATCGGCGTCATCGAGAGCGGGGCAACCGATCCACGGGCTTACGGGCGGAACCCCGGCGTTGACGAGGACGCAGCGGACGTTGTGACCAAAACGCTGCGCTTTGCGGCGGATACCAACGACTTCGACGACCTCCGGCTTGACAGTGCTTATGACTACCTTGTTCCGGGGCATTGCGCGACACTGGTCGAGGTTAACCCCAACGGTCGCCCGAAGCTGACGCAAATCCGGTGGGAAGAGTTCTTTTACGACCCGCGTTCCAAGAAACGCGACTTCTCCGATGCTCGTTACATGGGCATCGCCAAGTGGATGTATGCCGATGACGTTGCGGCCATGTATCCCGACCACAAGGACGGTGTGAACGGGGCCTTCACTGGCTCGGACATGGTTGGCGGCTCATTAGGGTTTTCGGACGAGACATTCCAGGACCGGCCAAGGGACTCGGTTTCCAACTGGATCGACAGCAAGAACCGCCGCCTCATGGTGGTGGAGATGTATCACCGCGCTGACGGCGAGTGGGTCCGCTGCATCTTCTCCGCTGCTGGCATTCTTGAGGCAGGGCCAAGCCCGTATCACGACGAGAAGCGGAAGCCGTCAAACGCGATCGTGGCGATGTCCTGCTACGTTGACCGCGACAACAACCGCATGGGCATTGGCCGCGATCTTCGCGCTCCTCAGGACGACTTTAACAAGCGCCGGCAGAAACTGCTGCACCAGCTTAACAACCGCCAGCTCCAGGCTGCGGACGCGAACAGCTTCATGCCGATCGATGCCGACGTGGCGCGGGCCGAGGCTGCGCGACCTGACGGCATTATCCCGCCGGGTTGGGTGCCGGTATCGCAAACCGACCTCGCATCGGGTCAGTTCAGCCTATTGAACCTCGCTGAGAGCGAGCTTGACCGCCAAGGGCCGAACCCCGCCATTCTCGCACGGGGTGCGTCGTCTGCCTCGGGCCGGTCTAAGCAGGTCGATCAGCAGGCGGGCATGACCGAGGACGCCCTGGTCTATAAGGGCCTGCACAATTGGGAAGTGCGGGTTTACCGCGCCGTCTGGGACCGCTGTCGCCAGTTCTGGCAAGCCCCTGATTATATCCGCGTCACCGACGACGAAGGCGCTCCGCAATACATCGGGATCAACCAGCCCCAGATGGGGACGCAGATGGTGCCGGGGCCAATGGGCATGATGCCGCAACAGGTCGTCATGGGCTACGAGAACTCGCTGGCCGAGCTTGATGTGGATATCATCCTCGACACCGTTCCCGATATGGCCGTGCTGGCGCAGGAGCAGTTCCAGACGCTCACCGAGCTGGCGCAGATGTATGGCCCGCAAGAAGTGCCGTTTGATGACCTGCTGGAGTTGTCGTCAATCCCCGACAAGCGCCGCATCATCGAGAAGCGCAAGCAGCGGGCAGATCAGGTTCAGCAGCAACAGGCGCAACAGCAGCAGCTTCAACAGGCGAGCGCAACCGCCGAGATTGGCAAGACGCAGGCACAGGGCGCGGAAGCCGCTGCCAAGGCCGAGAAGATTCAGACAGAAACAGCATTCACCAAGCAGCAGCTAGGCTTCTTCGGCATGACCGCGCCGATGCCGCAGCCCGCTTATCAACCCGCACCAGCGCCCGACCAGTTCGGCGCGTCGGGGACGCCAGCAGCTTAAGAGATAGGGGCCGACGCCCTCAACGGTCGCTTCGGGCTTGGACGCACCAAGCAAACCCGCCGCCGGGGTTCGGGCGCATCGTGAAGTGGCCTTACGTAATTGGCCGCAGGGGAAAACATGGACAATCTGGACTTTCTGGACGGCGGGGAACCGCCGATTGCTGAAGCTCAACCTCAGGAAACTGCGACACCGGAGCCCGTTGAACAGCCACAGGCTGAACAGCAGGCCGAAGCGTCACAGGAGCAACCCGATACGGAACGAGCGGAACGCCCGCGCGGGCCGGACGGCAAGTTCGCCAAGAGGGAAGAGCCTGTCATGGTGCCGCTTCAGGCGCTCCATGAAACGCGGGACGAAGTGAAGGCTCTCAAGGCCCAGCTCGAAACGCTACAGAAGCCAGCAGCAGCCCCCGAAGCCCCACAGGTTCCCGACATCTTCGAGAACCCTGAAGGCTATCAGGCGCACATCCAGAACCAGCTTAACGAACGCCTGACCAACGTCACCCTCAATATGTCCGAAGCCACGGCGCGCCGGACGCTGGGCGATGAGATGGTCGCAGCGGCTCAGGAGTGGGGAAAGCAGGCATTGCCCGCCAGCCCAGCCTTTGCCCAGGCCTTCTACAGCAACCCCGATCCCTACGGGTTCCTCGTCGATCAGTTCAAGCAGCAGACGCTGCTCGCCCGTGTCGCCGCCGACCCCAAAGAACTCGAAGCCTTTCTCACCTGGCAGCAGCAGGGACAGGCGCAGCAACCGGCGCAAGCCACTCCACAAACCATGTCAATGCCAACCGGCTCGATTGCATCGGCCACCTCCGCAGGGGGTGTGTCTCATGCCGCGATTGGACCGGGGGTCGCGTTCGGCAATTTCATAAAGTGATATAGAAAATGGCAGAAGTTACCCTTGCTTCGGCTTCTGAAAAGCAGAAGTGGCTGAGCAATTACTTCCAGGAATATGTCCGTGAATCCGGTTTCGCCGGTTACATGGGCAAGTCTAACAACTCGATCATCATTGCCAAGTATGAGCTTCAGGAAGAGGCCGGCAAGACGATCAACATTCCGCTGATTACCCGGCTGAAGAGCGCCGGCGTCACGGGGTCGGCAGTTCTCGACGGCAACGAAGAAGAGCTGAGCAACTACAACTGTGCAATTTCGGTGGACTGGCGTCGTAACGCTGTCCGCGTCCCGAAATCGACCAGCTACAAGACCGAAATCGACCTGCTGAATGCGGGCCGTGACGCACTGAAGGTCTGGGAAGCTGAGAAGCAGCGCGACGACATCATTCGCGCCATGCTCTCGGTCAACACGACTGGCGACACGACCGTCAACCTCGGTGACTCGACTGCTGCCAACCGCAACGCTCACGCCGCAGGTAACTCGGATCGTCTGCTCTTCGGTGCAACGCTCTCGAACTACTCGGCCACCTGGGCAACCGCGATGGGCAACATCGACACCACCGCCGACAAGTGCGACGTTGGCAAGATGAGCCTGATGAAGCGTATTGCGAAGCTCTCCGACCCGCACATTCGTCCGTTCAAGTCGAAGGTCGGTCAGGAGTTCTACGTTGTGTTCCACGGTTCGCGGACGTTCCGCGACCTGAAGGCGGACTCGGTAATGACGCAGGCCAACCGCGATGCGCGGCCTCGTGATGTCGAGAACAACCCGATCTTCCAGGACGGCGATCTGATCTATGACGGCATTATCCACCGCGAAGTGCCGGAAATTGACGCGATCGCATCGAACGTGGGCGGCACCTACAGCCTTGACGCTGCCGGCGCTGCTTCGTGCGATGTCCGTCCGGTGATCCTCTGCGGCGCACAGGCCGTGGGCGTCGCCTGGGGTCAGGAACCCACTCCTCGCACCGATACCAGGAAGGACTTTGAGTTCCGTCCGGGCGTCGCGATTGAAGAGTTGCTCGGCGTCAAGAAGCTCTGCTTCAACGGCAAGATGCAGGGCATGGTTCAGGGCTACTTCGCCGCTGCCGCCGACTCTTAAGTTCTAACCCCATGAATGATCCGCAAGGGCCTCGCTTCGGCGGGGCCTTTGCGTTTCTGGAGAAACAATAATGGCTACTTACAACTCGACGGGCGTATCGACTAGCGCTCCGACGATCGGCCACGGCCTCAGCGGCAACCTCAAGGTTGCTTATGCGGAAGTGGTTTGCTCGGCGGCCCCGGCTACAACCGACACGCTCAACTTCTTCGACCTTCCGGTGAATGCCCGTATCGTGCTAGCCGTCCTTGAATCGGACGATCTGGACACGAACGGCTCACCGACCATCACCCTGAACATCGGTGACTCTGGATCGGCCACGCGCCTGTTCTCGGCCTCGACCGTTGCTCAGGCTGGCACTGCCTCAACCGCTCTTGCGGCCGGCGCGGTTGGTTACAAGACCACTGCCAAGACCCGCATCGTCGGCGTCCCGCAGGCAAATGCCGCAACTGGTGCCGCTGGCACCATCCGTCTAGCCGTAGCTTACTACGTCGAAGGCGCTGCTTCTTAATTGAGGCTCGGGCGGAGGCTTCGGCTTCCGCCCATTTCATTTCGCGCGGGGGTGATTGATGGCGTCAACCTGTCTCGACGTAATCACTTCTGCGCTCAAGCTGGCGCGGGTTCTCGCCTCCGGTGGAGCGCCCAGCGCCGCCGAGTCCGAGGACGGGCTTGCCTGCCTTCAGTCGCTTTATGATGAGTTTGTCGCGGAGGGCGTGTTTGGTCGGCTGACCGATAGCTACCTGACCGCCGACGATACGGCGCAAGAGGGCTACCGTTACCTCTTGGCATCGGGCGTCACGCTGACCGAGCCGACGACAATCGCGGCTGAGGACACGCGGGACGGCGTTGAGCGCCAGCCACGCGACCTGTCGCTCTACGAGAGCCTGACAAGCGCCGGAGTGCGCTCGGTGCGGCTTTACGACCGGACGGAATGGGTTGACCTGCTCGACCTGGAGACAAGCGACATTGCGCCGCTCTCTGGCCGGGGAATGATTGGCCTTGCCGCCAACCTCGCCACATCGGGGGCGTTCTGCGCCATGTTCGGGGACACGGCGGCGATGAACCCTGATGTTCGCGCTTCTGCCAACCGCTTCAGGACGGCCCTTTGCTATAAGCAGGGCTCGACGCGGGATCGGACTCCCTCGGAGTATTTCTAATGCCGAGCCTGATCTATGGCACGGCGTCCAACGACAGAGGCTATGGCGCACTACCGCCGCTGACCCTGATTAACATGTTCGTCGAGCAAGCCCCGACGAGCGAGAACAACGCATGCCTTCAGTCGCGTCCGGGGCTGACCTCGCTTGTGACCAACGGCTCCGGCCCAATCAAGGCGATCTTCTGCAACCCCGGAACGCTGAACGGCAGCGACTTCTCGGTATCGGGAACAACGCTTTACAAGGGCACGGTTTCGGTCGGCAATATGTCCAGTCTCGGCTCCGGGCCTGTGTCGATCGCGGGTTCCAATAGCGAAATCCTGATTGCCGGTGGCGGCACGATGTATCGCTATACGGGGACCGGCACCCCAACAGCTGTCACCTTCCCGGATTCGGCTTCGGTAACTGCGGTTTGCTTCCTTGGTTCGCTGTTCGTCGCGGTGCGCGGAGACACGACCTATCCGGGCCGGTTCTACTTCTCGGCGGTGCTGGACGGTTCGACCTGGGACGCCCTGAATTACGCCACGGCGGAACGGGAAGCTGACGCGCTGCTCGATATAGCTGCGCTGAACGACCACATCATCTTTTACGGCCAATCGACCATCGAAATCTGGGCGGACACGGGTCAAGCCGACCTTCCATTCACGCGCATTGAAAGCATGGGCTCGCAGTCCAAGGGCATCATCGGCACGGGTTGCGTTTGCGAGGCTGACAACACCAAGTTTCACATCGGTTCGGATGGGGTGGTCTACCGCCTTGCCGACGCCTTTACGCGCATCTCCGACCACTGGCTTGAAGAGAAGATCATCGGCTCAACGGCGCGTAAGGTGTTCACCTACCGCTGGCACGGGCACGAGTTCATCTGCGTCCGCCTGGATACGCAGACCTTCGCTTATGACTGCGCCACGCAGGCATGGTGCGAGCTGCAAAGCAACGGCGGACAGTTCTACGCCCAATGCGCGGCAATGAAGGGAACCACGGTCTATCTCGGCCACGGTTCGACCGGGCAAATCATGGGCCTGTCTGGTTACACCGACCTTGGCGACACACTGACCCGCGAGTTCACCGCTGCGGCCCCGCTCGATAGTTCGACGGTGGTCGATAACCTCTGGTTCTGGATCAACAGCGGAGCTTCAACTGTGCTGTCAGGGCAGGGCAGCGACCCCGTCATGGAAATCCAGCTTAGTCGTGACGCTGGAGCAACCTGGACCGACTTCGACAGCGCAAGCATTGGCAACGCCTCTATCGGTGGAAGTGGTCAATACCGGGTGATCCCCGAGTTTCGGCGCTTGGGGCAATTCGACGCTCCCGGCTTCATGGTTCGCGGCAGGGTCACTGATCCCGTGCCGTTTCGTCTCTCATCAGCAAAAATCAACGAGCCACTCGGTGGCAGGTCAAGGAGCTAGAATATGCCATTTGGTGGCCTCAACACACTCATGCCCGGAGGCGGTCAGGGCGGTTTTCCGCAGTTCCACCCAATGGGCAGCGCCGGCATGATGACGCCTGGTGGCGGCGGGACAGGTGCGCCGCTTCAGGGCGGCCAGCCTCCGATGCTCCCGCCGACGCAGGTTGGCATGGTCCCCGGCGCTCCCGGAAGTATGGGAACGAACCCCGGCGGTCCCATAATGACTCCGGGTGGCGGCGGTGGTGGCGCTCCATTGCAGGGGCCAGGTGGGCAGGCTCCCGGCGGTATGCCGATGCAGGGCGGGCATCTGAACGACGGGCCCGCTGACCCGTCGCAGTGGCGCAATCTCCCCGGTTACGGAATGCTCCAAATGCTCCAGCACATGCAGACGCAGAACCCCGACATCTTCAACCACATGATGCAGTCCCCGTGGGCGCAGAAGTTCGGCATCACAGCGGACAATCTTGGCTCGATGGAGAGTCGCCAGCAGGCTCGCTCCGATGCAATGGGCGGAAACTGGACACCGCATCAGTTCTTTGGGCAATTGCCGCCTGCGACCGCTCCAGGCGCTCCGGCTCAGCCCCCTGCGTCAATTCAGGCTCCGGTGCCGGCTCCGGTCCCCGGCTCGAACCAACTGCCGACTTACTAAGTGGCCCGCGCGTTCGATCGGCCAGCAGCGGGGAATCTCTCTTCGCCAGCTCAGATCGTGCGGTATTTCGACAAGTTCCTGACCGCGCTTGAGGGCAACCTTGGAGCGCTTGCGGAAGCAGAAGCGGCCAATGCGAACGCGATTGCCGCGCTCGCTGCGGCTGCTGCGGCTGCACACACCGCTGATTGGTCAGGTGTAGCGAACGACAACGGGCATAAGGCTGCCGATGATGCGACAGTTGGGGCTGACTGGACCGCAAACGTCGCCTCACGTCCCACCGAGCTAACGGATGGCCGTGTATCGGCGGGGCTCAACTCTTCGGGCGACCTTAATCGCGACATCACTTCAGGCAGGTCGAACAGCTCAAACTTGCTTCGCAGGACGGGTGGCGGGCTTTACACCGGGGCGCTGGCTGCAACCGCTGGGGCTACGCTCGGAACTGATGTTAGCGGCACGATCAAGCCCAGCAATGTTTCATCGCTGGTCGATCCCTTGACGGTCGCCACCGCCTACATCGCGGCCAACGCGGTCACGAACCCGACTTCGGCCTATTCGACCGGCAGTACTTCGATCCCAAACACAAGCACCTGGACCGACCTCCAGAGCGTGACGATTACGGCCACTGGAGCGCCAATCATCGTTCACGGGTTTTTCTACGCGGGCTCGCTGGAATACCCCGGCGCAGCGGGCAACGCGACTATCGCCCAATACCAAGTCCTCCGGGATTCCACGGTCATCTTTGGTCCGGTGCCAATGGCAGCATCGGTAGTCACTGGAGACGTAACCGGGACTGGGCCGAATAGCGCCCTGATCATCGACCAACCCGCCAGCGGAAGCCGGACTTACAAAATCCAAGGCATCTCAAACAGCGGCGGCATCATCACACCGACCTTCCGGGGCTTGGTCATCATGGAGGCGAAGAAATGAGCCTTTACGCAGTCTATGACAGGGCGACGAGCAAGATCGTCAAAACTGGCATTGCGGCCAATGCCGACGAATGTCTGCTGCAAGCCGATCAACCGGGGACGCAGGGAGTGGTGGCGGCAGAAACTCCCGAAAGCCTCTCCTCACAGATTACGGCGCTCGGCCTCAAGTGAGGGAAATTACCGACCCGGCAACAGTCGGGCGGTGGATGGAACGGGACTTCGGGCAATCGCCTGACTTTAGCGGGTTCTTTGCGAGCCCTGACAATATCTGCCTCTCGGAAGGCGACGGCGGGGCGTTTTTTCTCCGGCGAGAGCCCGGCGTTTACGAGGTTCACGTTGCCTTTGAGCAGCGTGGGCGGGCCGTTCTCGAACTCTCGCACCGGATGCTCGACCACATGCGGCGAGAGCATGGCGCGTTTCGCTTTATCGGCGCGGTCCCGAAGGATGATCGCAAGGTTCGCCTTTTTACTCGGCTGATGGGGTGGCGCTTTCACGGCGTCGAAGGCCCCTATGAAATCTACATCGGAGAATAAAACAATGCCTCCAGTCGTTATCGCGGCGGGTGTTGCTGCTGCCGGCGCAATCGGCGGTGCAGTCCTGTCGTCTGGTGCCCAGAAGTCCGCAGCCAGCCAGGCCACGCAGGCCACTACGGCAGCCAATGACAAGGCGGTGGACGCTCAACTCCAGCTTGGCAACTCGTCGCTCGATCTTCAGCGCCAGATGTATAACAACAACATCGGCCTCCAGACCGACGTCTACAATCAGGGCTTCAACATGCTCTCGCCCTACGCGGCGAATGGCGTCCCCGCATCGAACTCGATCAACGCACTGCTCAATCTGCCGCAGGCCACGCCGATCCAGTCGAGCGTTCACGCACCGACCCCGATCGCTCCGACGACGCCTGTTTCAATGACGGGCGCACCGACACCGCAGCAACCTATTCCGGGGGCTTATCACTAATGCGCTATATTGAGGGCACCTTCCTTCCGCCAACGGGCGATGGGTTCACGCAGTTGCAGTCTGCCGGGGGTTCCGGTGGCATCGGCAGCGGCATGCCTCCGCTCCCCGGCCACCTTGCAGGTGGTGGTGGCACCACCCCGCCTCCAACTCCGCTGCCCGCCCCGGCACCGGCCCCCGTTCCTGCGCCAGCCCCGACACCGGCTCCAGCGCCCACGCCAGCGCCCGCGCCGGGAGTAACCCCCGCCACGGCCACGAGTGCGCTAGGCGACTTCGCCAATTCGGCGGGGATGGAGTTTGCTCTCCAGCAGGGCTCGAACGTCCTCAACAACATGTATGCGGCGCACGGGCAAATCCAGTCAGGCGCAGCCGCCAAGGCGCTGCAAAGCTACGGCCAGAACACCGCGCTTCAGAACTACTTCTTCCCCTATATGAACTATCTGACGGGCCAGCAGGCAATGGGCGCTCAAGCCGCCTCGGCTTTGAACGGCGTCGGTTCGAGCTATGGCGCGTCCGTTGGGGCTGCGGGGCAGAATTACGCCAACGCGGCGGGCAACATCAACTCTGGCATGGGCAACGCCTTGTCGCAGGGCGCTCTCAACATCGGCAACGCAAACGCGAACCAGGCGGCGATCGGCGGACTGGCTAACGGCAACCTCTACGGCACCATCGGGTCATCGTTAGGCAACGTCGCGTCCAGCTTTGTGCCGCACTACTGATGAGCGCCGCAGAGGAACTTGCGCTGCGCCGCCAGCAGCTTTCCGCCCGTGAGGACAAGGCGGGATACAAGGAAAACGTAGTCGCGCTGAAAGCCCGCATTGCCGAACTGGAGGCCCAAGTTGGACCCGTATAGTATCATCGCCCAAATCCCGAACGCAGGTCAGTCGTTCTCGGACGCCTTCGCCAAGGGGCAGCAGCAGAACGCACTAGCCGCGTTTGCAAAGAATCCGTCACCGCAGACTGCGGGGCCTGCTGCTCGCTACGATCCTAGCGCCGTCCTGAGCTACAACCTTCAGGACAAGAAGGACACCGCGACACTCTCGGCGCAGCATTTGAAGGACTGGCACGAATACGCCGGCAACCTCGCCAAATGGGCCGACACCTCCGAGAAGTGGGATCAGGCTGTCGATTACCTTGCTCAGCAGGGCCACCCCGAAGTGATGAGCCTGAAGGGTCACTACGACCCGGCTATCCGCGCTCAGTTCATGGCGCTGGGCGGGGTCAAGGACGACAATGACCCCGGCATCATCCGGGAGTTCCAGCAGGCGCAACAGCAGAGCCTTATCCCGCAGGGCACGACCTTTGAGCAGTATCTCTCGATGCGGAACCCAAGCGCTCAGCAGCCGGTGGTTCTGCCGCAGAACTACAGCGTTGTGAGCGGCGGACAAGGCGGCGCTGGTGGCGGTGCACAAGCGACTCCTGCGCTGCGCCTAAACCCCAAGACGGGGCAATGGGAACCAGAGGGAGGCGCTGGTGGGAACGCCAGCGGCGGCTTTCCCCCACGCTAGCTTTCCAGACCCAATGGGCGCGCCGGGTCACATGACTTCGGGCCGCAGGACCGTTGCGGGCAACGCGGCGGTCGGTGGTGTTGCGCACAGTCATCATCTTGACGGTGACGCAGCGGACTACGTTGGAACCAGCATGAATGCGCTGACGAACTATTTTGGCCCGAATGCGCGGTATCTGAACGAAGGCGATCACATTCACGTCACTCTCCCCGGTTATGGGCGAGTGCCATTCTTTGGTCGAGTTGGAGCGGGGAACTAAATGGACGATTCGGCGACCCCTCCGGCACCTCCGGCAGGCTACATTATCGACCCGAGCGACCCGACGCGTGCTATTCCCGCGCCCAGCCAAGGACCGGGTTCGCGCCTTGTTATCCAGCAGCAGATGACGCCGCAGGATCAGGCCGGCCTTGCCCGCACCAATCAGGAAATTGCCACACAGCCGCTTCAGAACGCCAACACGCAAACAAACATCGATCAGGGCCAGCAGTCGATTGCAAGCTCGCAGCAGCAGATGCGGCTCAGCAACGCCAACTCGACCTCTGGAATCTACAAAGATTTCATCTCCGACCCGGTTGTGAAAGCCTACCGCGAAGTCGCTCCCCGAATTGCCGCCGCCGAAAGCGCCCGCCATGACGGCGCAGGCGACAACACCGTGGTTTACGGTTGGGCTAAGGCGATGGACCCGACCGGCTCGGTGCGAGAAGGCGATACAGCGATGGCGCAGTCGGCCTCAGGGCCGATGCAGAAGGCCCAGTTCCTCGTTAGCCAATACCACCTTGACACAGGCGGCACGTTGCCCCCTTCCGTCCGCGTTGGCCTCATCGAAGAGATGCGCTCGGCAGGCAAGAAACTGCACGAGCAGTATCTAAACACCTACGGCAATTACTCGCATCTCGCCCATTCAAACGGCCTGGACGCCTCAATCCTCGGCCAAGACCCGGCGCAGACCTATGCCCACGACGAAGCCAATTACATTCAGGCGCAAGGCGGCACGCCGCGCAATCCATCGACCGGACAGCCGGCGCTCGACCAAGGCCAGAACCAGGCCGTGTTCAATGACGAAAAGCAGCCTCGCCAGCTAAGCCCGCAGCAGCAGGCCGCAGAGCAGCAGTTCCTCACCACTAATCCATCGAAAGAGCAGTATAACGCCTTCATGTTCGCGCTTCAGGGCGGCCATGACGGAACCCCTCCGGACCAGTCGTCTCGATTGGACGCGATCCACAAGGGCGGGCAATACAATCCTGGCATCGGGCAAGACCCGCGAGTTGCGGCCCGTGCCGAAGAGCTGAAGCAGCAAGGCGGTGCTGGCGCGGCGTTCGGTCGCGGTGTGGCTAATGGAGTAACTCTGAACGCGGCTGGCGAAATCTCCGCGCTTGGCGATACGCTTCGTAATGGCGACCCCTACAGCGTCAATGAACAGGCGCAGCAGCAGTATGACGACTCACTCCAGCAAGATCACCCGTATGCGTCTCTAGGAGGTGAGTTCACTGGCGGCGCGGTGCTTGCACCCCTCACGTTCGGCGCAGAAACGCCGGGGCAGCTCGCGGCGCTTAGCGGGGGCGTGGGGACCGTTGCGGGGTTCAACGGCGGAGAGGATGGTTCGCGCCTTTCAGGGGCCGCCACTGGCGGCGTAGCGGGCGCAGCGCTTGGCTACGCAATCCCCAAGGGGCTCTCCGCGATGAAGGGAGCGCCAGCAGAGGTTCCGCCGCTAGTCGATCCGCAGACCGGACAGCTCAATCAGCCGCTCGAAGCTATGTCGCCGGGTCAGCGTGTGGTGAAAGCCGAAGAATATGGAGTGAACCTGCCCGCTGACGCTGCTGGTGGGCGCACCGCTGCCGTTATCGGCAAGGGGCTGGACATCAACCCCGGCTCGGCTGGTGTCATGGAGGACGCTCGCAGGGCCACTGAGAGCCAAGTTGCTGGCGCGTCCGATGTGGTCGCTTCCAACTTCGGCCAATCTCGCACGCTCAACGAAGCCGGGGCTGCTCTTCAGGACGGCGCTAAGCAGAGGATCGAGCGCGGCAAGACCGTGATCGGCAAGGCTTACGACGCGATCCCGATTGCGGATAATGCTCAGGCCGCAAAGACCAGCACCACCGCTAGTCTCCAAAGCCTCACGGGGCGCTTTCAAAGCAACCCCAAGCTGGCAGAGGCTTTGCACGACCCGACGCTCGCAAAATACGCCGACGCCTTCCAGAACGGCAACATCTCCTGGAAGGACTTGAAAGAGTTCCGCTCGCTGATTGGCGAAAAGATTGGCGAGATGCGCTTTGGCGAGGGTTCGCGCACTAGCGACCTCCGCTCACTTTATGCCTCGCTGTCAGAGGATATGCAGAACACGGCTGCCGCCAAGGGTCCGCGTGCAAGCGCAGCCTTCAATCGTGCCAACACTCTCAACCGCCAGAACGAGGAATTGGTTCAGGGCGCTCTGACCCGCATTCTCGGCAATGACGGCAATCTAGCGCCGGAAAAGGCCGCTGCGGCAGTTCAGGCGATGACCAAGGGTGGTCGATCGACTGGCGACCTCCGCACGCTGGCGCAGGTCAAGGCTGCCACGATGAAGAGCGGAGCATGGAACGAGGTTGCATCAACGCTCATCCGTCTGGGTGGTCAGCCGGCCAACTCAGCGGGCCGCGACTTCAATCCGCAGACCTTCGTCAACTGGTATGCCGATATGGCGGAACCGGCGCGGCGGATGCTGTTCGGTGGATCGGATGCCGACCTCCGCAAAGCGCTCGATGGGTTTGTCGCTGTCAACCAGCGCTTGTCGAAGGTGAATGCCCTTCGCAACACATCAAACACGGCGGGCGGGCTGGTGGCGGCAGGAACGGCCACAGCGCTTACTGCGCCTGTAACGATGGCCGTTATGGGCCATCCCGGCGCTGCCGCTCTAACCGCCATTGGCGAGGCTCTGACGGGCATTGGTGGCTACGCCTCAGCCAAGCTGTGGACGAACCCTAATGTTGTCCGGTTTCTGACTGGCTACTCAAAGGCCGTTGCATCG